CTTTTTCTCCAAAGTCAGTTTCATCAGTTCTTTAGTTGGCGGAGACATGTCTTTGAACCCCTGTCCAAAGGGAACAACTGTAAATCCCATACCTTCAAGGTTCTGCACCATCTGTACGGCTCCCCATCGGTCAAAGGCAATCTCGCGAATGTTGAAACGTTCACCCAACCTCTCTATGAATTTTTCAATAAATCCATAATGGACTACATTTCCTTCCGTGGTCATAAGTTTCCCTTGTTTTTCCCAGACATCGTATGGAACATGGTCTCTTCGGACTCGCAGTTCCAAAGTATCTTCCGGAATCCAGAAATAAGGCAAGATAGCAAACTTGTCATCCTCATCCATAGGCGGAAACACCAATACAAAAGCCGTGATGTCCGTGGTGGATGATAAGTCCAAACCACCGTAACATACACAGCCTTCCAAATCGTCTTCATTTACATTAAAATTACAGGCATCCCATTTTTCCATCGGCATCCATCGGACTGCCTGTTTTACCCATTGATTCAACCTTAACTGCCTAAATGCATTTTCTTCTCCCGGATTCTGTTTCGCAGAATCACAAGCAGCCTGAACCTTATCAATGCTAACCGTAATTCCCAGAGACGGATTTGCCTTTTTCCACACTTCCGGGTCTGTCCAATCATCATTCTCATCTGCACCATAAATAACCGGATAGAATGTTGGGTCTATCTTTCTCCCCTCAATGATATCCTTTGCTTTCTGGTGCGTTTCATAGCAGATGCTGTTTGTATCCGTTCCCGCTGTCGTGATTAAAAAGTATAAAGGCTGTGTTCTGGCATCCCCCGAACCTTTAGTCATTACATCGAATAATTTCCTGTTCGGCTGTGTATGCAGCTCATCAAATACGACTCCATGGATGTTGAATCCATGTTTGGAATAAGCTTCAGCTGACAACACCTGATAAAAGCTGTTTGTCGGCTGATACACTATCCTCTTCTGCGATGCCAGAATCTTCACTCGTTTATTCAGTGCCGGACACATCCTCACCATGTCAGCGGCAACCTCAAATACAATAGATGCCTGTTGTCTGTCTGCAGCGCATCCATACACTTCGGCACGTTCTTCCCCGTCTCCACATGTAAGCAAAAGTGCGACTGCTGCCGCCAGTTCCGATTTTCCCATTTTCTTTGGTATCTCAATATAAGCGGTGTTAAATTGTCTGTAACCATTCGGTTTTATCGTACCGAACACGTCCCTTATAATCTGCTCCTGCCAATCGATCAGTTCAAATGGCTTGCCAGCCCATGTTCCCTTTGTGTGACACAGGCATTCGATAAAGGAAACTGCATAATCTGCCAGTTCCTGGCTGTACACAGAATCCTCAGCCATGAACTTTGTTGGCTTATATTTATTTAGTTTCCTCATCCGCTTCCTCCATTTCTACCATATAATCTGCATATTCACTCCAATATTCAGCAGTCTGATATGCTTCTAAACATCCATAAGGGACATGCATTTTACATGTTGATGAAATTCCCGAAAATGAATTTGCATTAGTCAACGTAGGCGGAACAGTCGGTTTTATATAATAATTCTCTATTCCCGAACAATTATAAAAAGCATTTGTTCCTATCGTTTCAACATTTTCACTTATCGTCATTTCATACAATGAATAACAATTATAAAACAAGCTGGCAGGAATATCCTTAACAGCATTTGACATCTTTACTTGTTTAAGTGATCTGCAATTATAAAAGGTCCCACTGCCTAATCCAGCCAAGCTTTCAGGGAGTTCAATATTCTCTAACATATAACAGTTATAAAACACGCTAAAACCTAATTTTGTTAATTCGCCTTTAATAGTAACGCTTTTTAATTGCTCGCACCCATGAAACATTTCTGCCGTTATTTCTGTTAGTGTTTCTGGTAAAATAACTCTCTTTAGTTGAAGCTCATCCGAAAAAAGGCTTGAACTTGATAACGGCATATTATTTGGAATAATCAAATGTTCCAAACTATGACAACTATCAAACGCCGAACCAAGCATTTTTATACCGTTTTCAGCAAATAAAATTCTTTTTATCTGCCTTGCATCTCTCATTGCATATGACGGTAAGGAAGACACACCTTTGGGAAATGTGATTACTTTTAGTGCGTAACATCCCTGAAAAGCAGTGTTAAATACAGTTACCTCTGCTGGAACTGTAACACTCTCCAAAGACATGCTGTTGAAACATCTTCCTGTAAATTCAGTGATTCCGCGCCCCAGTTCTATCTTTTTAATTGTGTTACCATATACACGATTCCCATTGTTGTTGTCAGTTGTCTTATGCAAGATTTTCGTTGAATAAGCATCTCCAACAAAAGTGAATGTTGCCCCCTCCTCTGGTATGAGACAAATTACATAGTTCCCTGGTTTTTCATATTGATGCTCTATGCTGACTATTTCTCCATCAGACACATCTGAATGTTCCAATGCACTTCCATCTCCCCAGTCAATCCACATGGAATTTGCGATGTCCTGTTTGAATCCAATTCTCGGATTTAATGCGCCTTCTACTAACTCAACATATATTCTTGTTTCGCCATCATCTGTAATGTACAAAGAACCAATTTCAACTTCCCCATTCATTGCAAGGATACCATCTCTGCTCCAATTCCATTCCTGTCCCGTCAGACCTTCTATTTCTGGCAATGATGGAAGTTCTGTTAGTTCTGAAAATTCACGGATGGAATAACTGTATATCAGATTCCCATACGGATCATAAAACCGAATTGGCTTCGTTGGGTCTGCACCCTCTCCGCTATATGTAGAAATATCCAAAATAGCATCTGGCATCTCTCCTGGCTTATATAATCCTTCAGTACCTGATTTTTCACGGATGGCATCTGCAATCTGTGTCAATGTTTCCTCTTTTACTAACACATTCCCCATCAGTATGCCACCTCATTTCCATCTATCAGACTATCAATAGTCTTTTGCAGCTGCTCTACCTGAGTCTTAGATGCAAGTCCCAATTCCTCTGTGGTCTTATTTCCGACCAGTTCCACATTGTTGATGCTCGGTTTGTCTTTCAGGCTCTCATAATTACTAAGACCTGGCACGTTGCTCAATGTTCCACTCACTTTTTCCATTTCTATGCCACCTCCACTGTCAGATTCAATCTCTTATTTGCAATAAATGTACAGCGGTAGCCATTCTCTTTATTCAAAGACAATTCCCAAATGTACTTTCCAATCTCCAATTCTTTTGTATGCTCTTCCTTAAAGGCAATGGTCTTTCTTTCCACATCTGCTTCAATCGTAAATGCCGGTTCTGTATCATATTTGTTCGCTTTCGCAGCAAATACAACTCTGTCGCCTTTTTCAATTTCATAAGCAGAACCATCCGGGAGAGAGATTTCGAATCCAAAGGTCGGTGTGTCACCTTTTGTCATTTCGATTTTATAATTCTCATCAATATTCCAAGACATCTACACCACCCTTATGAACCTTTCCTAGATTTGAGCAGACGTTCCATCGCATCATCCTGCGGTGTTGCTCCAGTGTATTCCGCAGAACAATTTTCCTTTACTACCTGATAAATCTGAAACCATATCTGATTCGTCTGCTTCATGTAATTTTGTCCCATAGAAACATATGGAGAAGCAATAGCATTTCCTGTGGTCGGATGCTGAGCAAGTAATCCGAATTCACTGATACATTCTTCGCACTGCACCCAACGTGCAACACTGAGCGCATACTGTTCCACCAACTGGATATTTACCAGGTGATCACAGTTACGTTCTCTAAGCCACTTCCATGTTTCCTCATAAACCTCTGCTGCACAGAAGCCTCTATCACCTTCCTGCTTTGCTTTCAGATAAGCTTTTACAGGTGGCATCTCTTTTCCCTGGAGAGAAACTGGCTTTGGAACGTCCATCACCTTAGCTGCATCTCCATCATTGATTTTATCTGCTAGTGCTTTTGGCTTTCGCCCTGCACCAGCTCTGGCACCACCTCTTCTAGTACCATCCTTGGCCATATTTCTCACCTTCTCTCGTTTGAATTCTTTGATTTCGTTTGAAAAACGTTTGATATTCCCTGTTTGAAATCCAATTTTTGTGCGTGATAGCCCCGCCTCGTTCCCCTATAGGCTAACCTGTAGAGATTTTGGTACCCCTACCCCCTGTATCTTCTTACAGGTGTAACATCTTACACATCTTAGTAGGTGTACTCACGGTTCGTATTAAAACGGTCTCCACGCTCGGCATGAATCCTTGAGTGACACGACTTGCACAATGCAATCAGATTATCTCTGTCATGTGTACCACCTTCACTCAATGGTTTCTTATGATGAACTTCCTCTGTCTCCACCAAGATTCCATTCTCATAACAGACTTCACAGAATGGATGAGTGGAAACATATTTATCACGAATCCTCTTCCATGCTCTGCCATATCTTCTCTTGCTGGATTTATCACGGTCATACTTCTCGTAATTCTGGTTCATCAGCTTCTCATGCGCTTCACAATATCTTCTGTCCGTAAGTTCCGGACAACCAGGATAAGAACAGGGATGCTTTGGTTTTCTTGGCATATGTTCCACCTCAATTCTTTGCATAGAAAAAGCCCTGCAGATTTCTCCACAAGGCTCTCTGTCATTTTACTTTTTCGCTAGTATAACAATATCACATAGGGACTATGACATTCTATGACATTTCGTGACATGGCTCTTACAGCTTGATTTCCATAAGCGCCGCATCATGAATGCGGAATATCTGTCTTACTGTATAAAACATTTCTCCGGCAATGTTCTCCCATTTGTCATACTGCAAATATCTCTGCTCCAGAATAATGCGTCCTTCTCTGTCCTTTACCTGACGGATTAAATCCGATACTCGCTGCTTTGTGCCAAGAAGGTCTTCCACCTCTTTTTTCAATTCATCTTCCATACCGATAATCTTTACAATAATATCCTCTGTCTTATGGATGTTTCTGTTCGAGCTTCCCGGCATGTCGCTCAGCAAGGTACTACTTGCCTTGGTTGCCAGTTCCCTTAAAGATGCAATCTGCTCCATCTTGTTATTGATGTCCTGCTCAATTCTGAATGCTTTCATCAATTCATTTTTTACTGCTGTCTGATGCTGGTTCATAATCTACCTCCGACTGAAAATTTTGTTTCCCTCGGATTGTCTTAGATTGACTCTGATGCTTCTTTGCGAAGCTTATTTATCAAATACTCCCCATCCACGGATGTAAGAGTCTGATACCATTGTGATTTGAAAAATCTCTCTATCTGCAATGCCTCATCTATGGCTGTTTTGTTCTGGGGATTTTTCTTCACTTTCTTTAAGGCGGCTCTGTAATCATTTACCGCCTGTAAAACGATTGCATTCGCCAGTGCTTCATATGGATTTTCCGATAACTTCTTACTTGCCATCTGCTTCCACCTCTGCTTTGACTGCATCAATCAGTGCCGCCTGTGTACTGTCTTTCTGCTCCAAGGCTTTCAGGATTCTCTCATCAACAGTTCCATCCGTAACAATATGAATGACAGATACCGTTCCCTGTGATTGTCCCTGTCTCCAAAGACGTGCGATTGTCTGCTGATATAATTCAAGACTCCATGTAAGCCCAAACCACACAAGGATATTTCCACCACTCTGGAGATTAAGTCCATGTCCGGCTGAAGCTGGATGGATTAAACCAACCTGCAACTCTCCTGCATTCCACTTACGGATGCTCTCATCT